GATATGGCTCTTAACCTTGGTTTCACAGGTTTCCGCCGTGGTTATGACTTCTACAAAACTGACTGGAAATACTTAAACGATCCAACAATGCGTGGTGGTTTAACTGCATCTACTTTAGGAGCAACTACTGCTAACGTAATCACAGGTCTACTTGTTCCTGCAGGTTCAACTACTGTATACGACCAAATCCTTGGTAAAAACGCTAAGCGTCCGTTCTTACACGTTCGTTACCGTGCGTCTGAGACTGAAGATCGCCGTTACAAAACTTGGATCACAGGTTCTGCAGGTGGTGCTGCTACAAGCGACCTCGATGCTATGGAAGTCAACTTCCTTTCTGAGCGTGCAGTTTGTACACTTGGTGCTAACAACTTCGTACTTTTCCGTTACGGAGCATAAGCATAACAAAACAGAGAGGGGCTTAGGTCCCTCTCTATTTTTTATTGTAAACTTTAATTATATCATATGAAAAAGAAAACACAATCAGCTCCCGCTGATAAAATTTACAGATTAAGAAATGAGAAGGCACCTTTATCTTTTATGTTGGCTTCTCGAAATACAAAAAGATTCCCATTGCTTTGGTACGATGAGGAATCAAATGTAAACCGACCACTGCGCTATGCAGTAAACCAAAAAACTCCATTTGAAGATGAGCAAGATGGCAATGCAATTGTTGAGCCAATCATTTTTGAAAATGGTTTTTTATCCGTTCCTAAACAAAATCCTGTACTACAGCAATTCTTATACTACCATCCAATGAATGGAGTGGTATTTGAAGAAGTTGATAGCGAGAGAGATGCACAACAAGAAGTTGAATATCTTACTGCAGAAGTAGATGCATTAATTAAAGCACGTGAGCTTTCAATTGAGCAACTTGAGACAGTATATAGAGTTCTATTTAACAAAGATGTCACTAGAGTTACTACAGCTGAAATGAAGAGAGATGTTCTCATTTACGCTAGAAACTACCCTAGTGCATTCTTAAACGCTTTGGATGATCCAATGTTGACACTTCAATCACAAGTACATATCTTCTTTGATATGGGCTTACTTGGTTTCAGAAATAACAACAAAGAGGTATGGTATAGTACTCCTACCAACAAGAAGAAAATGCTTAATATTCCTTACGGTGAGGACCCATTTGTTCTTGTGTCAATGTATTTAAAATCAGACGAAGGTCTTGAAGCATTAAAAATGTTAGAGCACCATTTGGAGAATGCATAAATAATATTATATTTGTAATGTTGTTTTAGGGTTTATTACTCAATCGTTTGTTTTAATTGTTGGTAAAGGTCGCTTTTAGCGGCCTTTATTTTTTTGTATCTTTGTGAAAAGATATTCTTATGATAAATTCTGTAAGGAACACTGTATTGTCTATTCTTAACAAGAATAACTACGGATATATTTCTCCATCTGATTTTAATTTATTTGCTAAGCAAGCGCAAATGGAGATATATGAAGAGTATTATAGTAGCTACAATAAAACTATAAATGCAGAGAACGCGCGTGTATCAGGAACTGAATACGCTGACATTGAAAATCCTATTGCTGAGGTATTAGAATCATTTTTGAGAAACGATACACTCACTCAAGTTTCTGCCAATACCAATAGATATTATACACCATCTATTATTACTACTGGTTATAACTTTTATATGATTAGTAGATTGACTTGTTTTAATTCAACTGGTAGCAGATTAGGTGATGCAGAGAAGATTGCTAACGCACGTCTTTATAATTTATTGGATTCAAACCTTACAGCTCCAACAACTAAATATCCTGTATATATTATTGAAGGAGATATAATTACTGTATATCCAGATGTAATCAACAGTGCTTCATCTTTAAAGTGTTCTTACTTTAGATTGCCTTTAGATCCTAAATGGACATACATTACACTATCTAATGGTGAGCCAGCATTTGACCAATCTCAACCTGACTATCAAGATTTTGAGCTTCCATTGGAAGATGAATATAAAGTGGTTATGAAAATACTTCAGTACTGTGGTATGTCAATTAGAGAGATTCAAGTTGCTCAGTACGGTATTCAACAAGAGCAGAACGAGAACCCTGCATTTAGTACACAACAATAATAGACTATGGCATATATTTCACAATATCAGTACTACGAGAATGGTGGTAACCAACCTGAGGATGCTAATTGGGGATCTTATCAGTATGTAAGCTTACATGACATCGTCAATAACTTCTTATTAATGTACACTGGTAACCACTCATTAGTGAATAATGAGGAGCGTTACAAGATTTTATTTCATGCAAAGCGTGCAATTCAGGAATTGAATTACGATGCGTTTAAAGAGATTAAAGTTCTTCAGTTGACCATCTGTGACCAACTGCGCTTTGTTTTACCTTCTGACTACGTAAATTGGGTCCGTATCTCACTTTATAAGGACGGATATATTAGACCAATGACTGAGAACATCCAAGTTCAGTCAGCAAAGGCATATCTGCAAGACAATAACTGCAAGATATTATTTGACCAAGATGGTAATGCACTTGAGCCACAGTTCTCTGAGCTTGATTGGGATCGTATTACAGGTACACAAAAGAGCATTTATCTAAATCCAGGAAATCAATTTGATGGACAAGAAGGTTGGAATTATGATGGGGTGTGGTTTTTTGAAAGAAGTATTGGCGATAGATATGGTTTAAATACTGAAACTGCTAACGCAAATCCAACATTTACTATTGATAAAAAGGCAGGAGTTATTAACTTTAGCTCACATATGTCAGGTGAGTCTGTTATTCTTGAGTATGTATCTGATGGCATGGAGAACGGTGACGACACTATGGTTACTGTAAACAAGCTATTTGAAAAGTATGTATACGCTTACATTCAATATGAGATACTTAACTCTAAACTTGGTGTTCAAGAATACGTAATTGCTAGAGCTCGAAAAGAAAAAAGTGCTTTACTTAGAAATGCAAAAATTAGAATTAGCAACATACATCCTGGTAGATTATTAATGAACCTTCGTGGTCAGAATAAGTGGATAAAATAATATGGCAGAGCTTACTAGAAATTTCAACGCAGGGAAGATGAATAAGATCGTTGATGAACGACTTATTCCCGATGGACAATATATAGACGCACTTAACGTGCGAATGGGTTCTACAGAGCAGAAAAGCATTGGTGCTATTGAGAATACCAAAGGTAATTTAAAATTAACCTCATTGGTTTATATTAATGGAACGCCTCTTAGCAATTCAGCTAGAACAATTGGAGCTTTTGAGGACGGAGCTAATGAGACCATTTATTGGTTTGTACACGACTCTGATTTTTCTGTTGGAGCCACAGGTAAGCTTGATCTTATTGTTTCATTAAACGTACTGACTAATATCCTTACGTATCACGTTATTAGTATTAATGATGGAGGTAACGTAAATACTACTCTTAACTTTAATGATAAGTATTTAATTACAGGCATTAATAAGATTGACGATCTTTTATTTTGGACTGATGATTATAATCCACCAAGATTCATTAATGTACAGACCAATTATCCTAATCCTGTTGGAAATATTGACGGAGGTGGGTTGTCTCTTCAGCCAACTTTTGAAGAATCACTTTTAGTAATTAAGAAACCACCTGTTGCTGCGCCTGACATTCAATTGACAAACGTACCGGGTGATGAGAACTTTTTAAGTGAGAGGTTTATTTGTTTTGCTTACAGATATCGTTATGCAAATAATGAATATTCTGCAATATCACAGTTTACAGAGCCTGCATTTATACCTCAAAACTTTGCATTTAGTAACGACAGTTACTTGAATGCTGGCATGGTTAACGCATTCAATACTGCTATTATCACTTATAATTCAGGTGGACCATTAGTAGTTGGTGTTGATTTGCTTTTCAAAGAAATGGAGAGCAACGTCATTAAAGTTATTGAGAAGCTTGACAAGTCAAATCTAGGTTTATCAGACAATACTAACTACACATATTCATTTACAAATAGCAAGATATATACCGTATTAACTGAGTCAGAAATACTCAGATTATATGACAATGTTCCTTTATTAGCTAAGGCCCAAACAATTATGGGAAATAGACTTATGTACGGGAATTATTTAGATGGATATGATCTTGTTGACAAGTATGGTAATGAATTAAAATTACTTTACTCAACTGCATTAAGAACTGAAGATATTGGTTTAATTGACATATCAAACTCAAATTCAACAGGCACATATACTATTAATGGAACTCAAAATATTGCAAACTCAGTATTAGATGTTGACTTTACAGGTATATCTCTTTCAGCTGGGTCTGTTATAACAATAACATTTTCATTAAACCACTCTGCATTTAGTGGTAGTACTCCATATCCTACGCAAACTAACTCAAACGTAGACGTATCATTTACATACTATTTACCAAATTCATTTGCAAGTGTATTTGACATGGTATCTAGTTCGTCATTTCAGAATGCAATAGGAACTGTTATTAATATTCAAACAATGGCTAATGCCTGTTTGGGTACTACCTTGTCTGATGCGTTTAACTGTGCAATGTCTGCAAACTTAAACTCATACATTAAGTACACCAGTGGTATTAATACTGCCAACTTATTGGTTTCTGCAACAGGTACTTTTGGAAGTAACATTGTCTCTTTCCAATTCCCTGCTGTTTCATACGTAAATAATACTACAACTCCTACGTATATTGTATATGAGTATATG